TCAACCCGCATGAGTGAGTCGATGATGCACTGGCTCACCCCGTATCGCTGGAAGGAAAACCGCATCATTTCAAGCAGCCTGTCCTGCTGGATGTAGCCCATCACATCCGCAAATATTAACTCATGGCCGCACTCTTTTAGGAAAACTGAAACGTGCTCCCCTGTCGCCGTCCCGAATGCAGATCGCAACATTCTCACAATCAATTTTTCGGGTTTCATCTCCATTGACGCGATAAACACGGGAGTCCCCTTCATTATGTAAGCTAGGGCGAAGGCGTTTAGAATCGTTGACTTTCCGTGTCCCGTGATGCCCGTCCAAAGGGTAACGTCCCCGGGCCTCGGCGCAAAACCCTCATCGGGATCTTTCATCTGGAAAAATGGGAGGGTGAAATACGCAGGCTTCGGTTCCAGTTCAGCCAGGATGCGCCTCTCCATCTCTGAGGATCTCACCAACCCCGACAGCTTTGGAGGCTCCGCGGCTTGCACCCATCCCGCCGCGTCAGACTCGGTGTAGCCCTCCATCAGGCAATCGTTAGCATCCTTGCAGGGAAGGCGAACAATCATGCAGCGATGAACACCAAGCCTTGCAATCGCTTTGTGCGCGTTTTCCCGTCCCGCCCCGTCCATGTCGAAACAAATCAGGAGGTTGTCGAATGCGAGAAGGTTGTCCCACTCATATTCAATCCACGTTTGTCCGCTGCCGTTAGGGATTGAGAGTGCGTCGAATCCCCATTGGTTCCACGTCATGGCGTCGATCTGCCCTTCGCAAAGAATAATTGTCCTGTCGCGGTAGGCGCGTTCACTTATGGCCTGCCATCCGAACATGGAGGGAGCGCATCCCTTATCCTGCCACACTTTTTTGTTTTCACCCGCTGCTGGCAGAGTTCGGTAGGAGTGGTTTATCAGTTCGCCTGCTGGTGAGTAGCAAGGAAAGGCGATTGCCCGCTGTTCTGGTGAGCCTGCAACCTTGAAGCGATTGACTGTCGATGGTTCCAATTTCCGCTTTTCCACCAGAAACGTCATAGCCGCGCCTGCCGGGTTCAGTTCAGCGGTTCCGGTTCCCTTTGGCCTGTCGTATTTGCGGACTTCCTGTTTGAACACGGAGTCGGAGATGCCAAGGAATGCTTTTGCCTCTTTTATCGCCTCGGCCTGGGTGATGTTTTTGGCTAACCTCCAGAGATCCAGCATATCTCCCCTGTCGTCCGTTGCCCAGTCGCGCCACTCCCCGGCATGAGTGCCGGAAAGCGTAACCTTGAGGCTTTGCCCAGATTCGCCCGTGACGCTGCCGCAAACCCATTCCCCTGCTCTGCTATTGCCAGCAGGCAGAAAACGCCTAGAGAGGGCTTCTGTGTGCTCAGAAAGCCGCCGCGCTATTTCGGTGACGGAGATAATCACGATTCAATCTCCCCGGCGAGGATTGCGGCCTCGCGTTCGCGGCTTGCCCGAAGTTCCGCCAGCATTTCAAACCCGTTAGGTTCGTGGTAGTCGTCGGGCCGGTGTCGGGCGATGTTGTCCACCACCTGGGTTGAACTGGCCGTTGGAGCCATTGGTGAGTCGATTCTGTTCAGCCAGTTGATCACAAACTTGCGGGTTTTCTGCCGTCCACGATTGACGAGAAGCCATGCGTCGATTTTGCGCATTTCGGCGGGAATGTTGATTGCGGGATATATCTCCGAAATCTCAGCGAGAAATTCAGCGTCAGGAAGTTGAGCCGCTTTCGCCCTCGGCTTTGGCGAGGGTGAAGCTGCGATAGCAGCTATCTTCTCTTCTGTATTTGTATCTGCTTCTGCATCTGCATCTGCATCTGCTTCTGTACTGTGCTGACATTGCTTATTGTCATTGACTGTCATTGACATGTCATTGACATTTTTGGCGGGAGTATTGTTCCCCCGCCACTCGGCTTGCTTTTTGCGATTATACTCCCGCCGCTCCTCAACTGATAGCAATGCGCGGTATTTGCTATGGTTGAGCAAACGCCACCCACCATCAATAATGGCCACCCTGCGCCCCTCATGCTCGGTGGTGCGGCTGTATGGGTCTGGAGAGAGCAGGCAGAGGATTGCGCCCTCGCACTCTTGAAGCGTTACCCCGGCACGTTTTGCAAGGCCAGGGATTGATGAATGAACCTCTCCTTGTCGGTCACTCATTGCCAACATGGTTATCCACAACAGCTTGGTTTCCTTGGTTTCCTGCCAGATTGTCGAATCTAGGATTGAGTTGAATAGTTTCGTGAATTGCATTTCTCTAATGTCCTTATGTCAAATTTGCGTCAAACTTTTTGCTGACTGTCAGCATTATGTTACTAACTAACATCGACGGCCTTGCACTCATACCGCCCGTTTTTGCCCTTCCGCCAGCCATGAACGATAATCGTCCAGCCTGCTTTGCGGACGGCCCCTACATGGTCGCTCTCGGCAATTTTCTTAATGCGTGCGCCGACGTTCGCCCATGAGGTTGACTGAACGGCAATCGTGGTTTCGCCCTCCAGCGCGAGAATGTCGATGAATCCGAAAAGATCCTGTCTAATCCTTGCGTGGGGATTCCACTTTTCGACAACCTGCACGGCCCCGCACGTTTTGCGGAGGAGCTTGAGGCTTAGTTGTGTGGGTGAGGTTTTCATAGGTTCGTTTTCGCCATCGCCGTCCGTATCGCATTCACGCGCAACTCTGGGTTCTTAAATATCGCGCCGGGCATCGTCCGCAGCACCCGCCGCAGTCGCGCTTCCTGGCTTTCTTCCGGTTCCTCTCGCGGGCCTGTCGGGATTGCGCGGACGTTGATGTTTGGCGCGAGGTTGTTTTTTCCTAATGGTTTCATAATTTGGTAAAATGGTGCGACGGGGTCCAGGTCGATAACGCCGGAAGCTTCCAGCGTCCCCTCGATGCCCCGCCGCAGATTGGTTAGAAGGGTATGTCGTCCGATTCGGTTTCCGTGTGAGGCTGCGGCTTAGTCGGGATTGACGCCGTCGCTCCCGATTTCGGCTCCGTGACATAATCCCCAACCTCGTTCTTGTCGGGATAGGTTCCGGTCTTGTCGCTGGTGATCTTGATTTTCGCCCAGCCCTCTTTCCCTGCGAAGTCGCGGGCGGCGATTTGGCCGCTGTCGTATTTCGCTTCGAGTCCGAGGGTGACTGCTGCGTGGCGCAGCTTGTAGCCGATGGACTCCAAAAGGTAGTCGTTGACGAACTGAGTGCGCTCCCCGTGGAAAACGCGCAATTTGAGTTCGATCATTTCGTTGCCCTTTTTGCTAACCTTATCCTCGGCGGCGACGATCTCAAATGGATACGTCCCGGCGGGGAAGAGGTTTTCTTCGGACAGTTCTTTTTCGCTTCGTGGTGTGAATTGCATAATGCTATTTGTTTGGATTCAGTTGTTTGTTGAGTGCGGAAATAACACCTTCCGCTTGGGTTTTTTGGAACTCCGAGAAGTTGTCGGCCCCGGCCTTCGCCTTCCACTTGTCAACGGTGGCGGGGTCGATCTTGACTACGGAGAGCAGGCGCTCGATTTCGGCAACCTGATCGGGTGTCGCGAGTTCGATTTGTTCAACGGCTCCCTCGATGATGTCCTTGCCGTAACGCGCAGCAAAGTCTGCATAACTCCAAGGGAACGTCTCGCCATCAGGGAATCCTGTGAGGCGCGATTTACGCACCCTGGCAGACCGCTGCGGGCCTCGCTTGAGGATTTCAATAGCGAGATGCAACTCGTATTCGAGCTTGTCCCAGCAGTCGAACGTCTGGCCGATCTCGACCCGCTCGCCCTTGCCGTCGTTGCCCCACTCAGCCTTAGAGTGAGCGATGAACAGCACGTTCATGTCGAGCCGGTTGACCCATGCCACCAGTCGCCGCATAAACGCAATCGCTGGTTTCTTATCTGCACCAAAGGCATTCTTGTCGCCTAGCCGCTCGGCCTCGTTGGTTACAGTGACGTTGAACAGTTTGCTGATGCTGTCGATGATGAGGGTTTTATATCCATGCTCCTCCGTCGCGAGTGCCTGCACCTGTTCAATGACGGTGGGGAAGTCCAACGATCCTTTATCCGGCCCCATGTAAACCCCGCCTGCCGCTTTCAGCTTGTCGGTGTAGTGGGACAGGTCCGCACCGCCTTCCGTGTCGATGTAGTAGCAGCCGGGAAAATCCAGCGCTGTCCATGTTTCCCCGGCGCCGGGACGCCCGTAGACGAGTGCCTTGGGTTTCGAGGGTTT